CTGGCGAACTCCGGTCTTCCCGAGGCCGCCGCCAAGCGCGTCGAGGCGTCGCACACCTTCACCGAGGGCGCATTCGACACCGAGACCTATCGCAGGGCCGTCAAGGCCGCCGTGGACACCGAGAAGGCGTATATCGAGGCCATCGCAGGCCCCCGGACACAGGCGCCGCCGCCCAACCCCGGCGTGCCGATGCCCGAAGGCGAGCAGAAGAAGGCCCTGGCACTGGCCCGTGAACTCAGGGAGATCACGGGGAGGTAATAGAGACAATGGCAATCAGCACTATCGCAGGCACGGAGGGCGGCGGCGGCGTAAAACTTCCGTGCATCCTCTACGAAGGAGCGATCACGGTCAACGGGCGCGTTTTCGGCCCGGATGGCTATTACGATACCGGGATCACGCTCGCTGCCCCGCTCGTGAAGGACCAGTGGGTCCAGATCGACGGAGCTGTAACAAATACGTATGCGAATACGGGCGGCGTCCCGGTCGTCGAGCAGATGGCACAGAACGCCCCGCTTATCGGGAAGATCGTCACCGAACCGAAGTGGGTCAACATGCCCACGGCGAATACCGTCAACTGGGCCGGTGACCTCGCGGGCGGGTTTTTCCGCGTCGCAACCGTCTGGTTCCCAACCCTGATCGCGGTCGCCAAGGCAACGGTCGATAACGCAACGACGGCGGCAATCGTTCCGGGCGTTCCGGCGACGCTCAACATCTCGGCGGCAGGCTCGAACGCTCTCGCGGCTGCGGGCGCGGTCGAGACGCTCGAAGTCGTTGATGTGGCACAGAACGGTGTCGGCATCGTTCCCCTGACCTACGTGGCCGCTGATGGTGTCGATGTCTCGATCCTCATTGGCTTCAACGGCACCGCTCCGGTCGTGGGGGCCTGAGGAGATACCACAATGTCAGTACAAATTTCCGGCACGAATGCGCGCTTTCTGAACCCGACCGTCGTTCTCGGCGAAGTCATGCGGGTTTTGGAGCCCAATCTCATCGCCATGGACCTGATTCCCTTCGTGGACACGAAGGGGCAGCCAGTGGTCTATGGCGTCAAGGACGCGAAGACCAACGACCCCAAGAAACAGCAGCCCCGGCTCACGACCCCGTCGTCGATGTTCCCGGAGGTCCAGATAACGCGGATGACCAAGCGAACCGCGCTCACATCCGCCGAGGGCCTGCAGCTCCGGTTCGACAAGTCGGCGCTGTCCCTGCCATCGGGCACCGCCATGATCATGGACGGGCTTGAGACGGTCGGGTACTGGATGGCCGAGTATCTGAACTCGGCGGTCTATCGGGCACTTGACGCCGGGTCGACCGACGATGGGATCATCTTCGCCGCCGATTGGGGGGCCGGCAACTGCACCCCGGTCAAGGATCTGATGGACTTCAAGAACACGATGATCGTCACGGGCAAGCCGTTCCGCATGACCGACATCTTCGTCGACTCGCAGAACTTCGCCGAACTTGAGGGGTTCCTCATGTCCTCGGAGCATTCTGCGTTCCAGAACGCGGTCATCAATGCTCCGTTCACGGACAAGATCATCGTCCCCATCGAGGGCCGGCCCGTGGTGCACCGCATGATGGACGGCATGAATCATGGCGACATCATGGGCATCGACGCGCGGAACAAGACCATCGCGGCGATGTTTTACCACAACGACCCGATGTTCGGCACCCCCGGGACCATCTCGTATCAGACGGTCGAGGCCGGGCGCGAGGTGACGAAGACGGTCAAGAACTTCGGGCTCAACATGCACTCGTATTTCGAGGATTCGAGCCACGATACCATACTCCAGGTCTGGGCCGATACCCAGCCGGTGGTCAAGGACGCGCTCGGCATCCGCACGGGTGACGGGCTCTAGGCCCATTTTTCGGGCCGCTCCAGCACATAATATCAGGAGAATATACTATGGGATATATAGCACGAACGGGCGCACAACTCCGCACCGAAGCGGGTTCGCTCCTGTCGAAACTGGCGCGCGAACTCGGAGCCATCGCCGCCGTTCTGGGCGGGTCGACCGTCGTCAAGGTTCCACTCAAGGGCGGCGCCCTGAACGCGTTTGCGTTTGCCTGGGAGAACCCCGAGCCGACGCCAATCGTGGTGACCAAGGTTATCATGGACATCTCGAAGCCCGGCGGCACGGCCACTGCGGTGATCGATGTCGGGGCCGCGCCAACCGCGACGGACACGGCGGAGGATCTGATTAAGGACGCCGATGCCAATGCCACGGCGGTCTATGCCTCGACGGCCGTTGCGAAACTGACCAAGAACGGCGGGGCGCTCTCGTTCATCACCGGCAAGATCCTGACAGCAAAGGCCGAGGCGCTCGAAGGAACGGTTCTGATCTACTACACGCCGGTGGTCTAGAATGGCCAAGTGGCAGGTGTCCCGGCACGCAACAGCGGCGGCGCTTGAGGCAGCCATTGAAGCCCTCGATACGACCGTCGATATCAAGATCGTGCCGCATCTGGAGGGCAACCGGCAGGTTTTCCTTCTGGCATATCAGGGCTCCTGAGGGCGAAGCATGGGCTTCACCTATGATCTGTCGACCCCTGCCGGGCGGGCCCGGCTGCTCATCCCCGATACGATAGAGGAGACCGCCACCTTCGACGACGCCGAAATCGAGGCATTTCTCGACCTGTGCGGCGGCGATCCCTATTGCACAGCCGCCACGGCCCTGGAGACCATCGCGGCATCCAAGGCGATGATCCTCAAGACCATGACGGTCCTCGGGGTGTCGACCGACGGATCAAAGGTCGCGGCATCGCTTCTTGAGCGCGCGGCCCGGCTCCGCGCGAGTTCGGCGGCACGGGGCGACGACGAATGGTTCGGGGTGGCGGCGGCGCCCGTGGACGAATGGACCTGGAGGCAGATGCAATGAGGCAGTCGGCCATCGTCCATCCCTACCTTCTCCACGAGATCGCCGATCTGTTCCCCGAATCGGTCACGATACAGGAGAAGTCGGTCGTCCGGGACGCCTATGGCGCCGAGATGGTGACCTGGGCGGACATCCCCGGGCTCGAAGACCTGCCGGCGGCGGTGGAGCCGGTGGAGCAGGCGTCCGGCGAAGAGGATCGGGCTCCCCGCCGGGTCACGGTGAACGAGTTCACGGTCGCCATTGCCGGCTATTACCCGGCCATCCGGGCGGTCCATCGGCTGAGACTCTGGGAGCGGACGTTCGAGATCGTCGCGGCGATCCCGGCGCCGTTCCGGGTCTATACACATCTGGTCGTCCGTGAGGTCGTCTGATGGAAGATGTCGGATGCGGGTTCTCGCAGGAATTTCCACAGGGCTGCTCGGCTGCCGAAATAATAACAGACATGCGGATAGACATCGGGGAAATGCGCGCGGACCTCCGCAACAACACAAAGACCATAGAGGGCTATGCGCACCGGCTCGACGCGGTCTTGAACGACCACGAGAAGCGGCTGCGCTGTATCGAATCCGACCGTGCCCAGACCGTTGGCGGCGCCAAGGCGCTGAACTACCTCAAGGATCTGGGCATCGGCCTGCTCGGCGCGCTGGCGGGCCTGACGGGAGGGAGGGCGTTCTAAGGTGGCCGAGATCGAGGTCGAGATCGTCGGCCTGGAGCGGCTGACCACCAATCTGGAGACCCTTCGGCGGATCGCCACGGAGAACCTTGTCGATATCGCGTATGTCGGCGCGCTCCCGTTCCTGAACGCGGCCAAGGAGAGGACGCCCGTTCTCACGGGCACCCTCAAGCGGTCGGTACACATCGGCGGGTTTGGGAGCAGGGGGACCGGTGCGGGCGACTTTATCAGCAGCGCCGTTGTCAAGGACGGCGACCGGTCATATGGCGATGTTGGCGGGCCGGTCACGACCGAGACCCGGGCCACGCTCAAGATCGGCACGAACCTACATTACGCTTGGCCCGTTGAGCGGCGCAAGCCCTATCTCCGGCCTGCCTTTGACAACCCGGCGGCTCAGCAGGAGTCCGTGCGCGGCGCCGACCTGGCGTTCAAGAAGATCGTCCGCGCGGCGCTTGCAGGCGGGGCGACATGAACTGGGAGACCATGCTCGTCGACCGACTGACCGAGTCAGGCACGCCGCTTTTCGGTCTTATCGGGGATCGGGTCTATCCGCTCGACCTACCCCAGGAGGGGACCATACCGGCGGTCACCTACATGGTGGTCTCCGACCCGGAGCAGTGGGGCCTCTTTGGCTATGCCCGGGTCCAGTTGACCGCGTGGGATACGACCTATGCCGGCGCCCTGGCGATCCGGGACGCCATGCGGGACACCCTTCGGGACTATGCCATCGCCGGGGATCGCGAGCGGATCGAACAGATCGATGTGACCTGGAGCGGCCCGGCGGGGTTCGACCCCGACCTCGGGCTCTACTGGCGCGATATTGACGCAATCATCCTACATATACGGAGACACTAATAATGGGTCAGACAAAAGTAAACGATGACGACTCGATCATGTT